AGGTGTAATTACTGAAAATGAATACCAAGAGTCATCAGATGAGATATCTATTACTCCAGAAATAAAAGCATTCATAGATAAAGTTATTAGTGACGCTAAAAGAGATGATGAATTTGAATATTTAAAAGATGTTGATTTTTTTGACAATGACTTGATTGACCTTATTATGGATGAATTTGATGATGATGGTAATTATAATGATGTATCTCAAGAAATAAAAGATTATATAACTAACTCTATTAAATAACATACAGACCGATTCATAGCCGGTCGATTTAGCAAATAAAATAAAATGAAAAAACAAATATTAAACGAGGAATTTCACAGAATGCAAAAATTAGCAGGTATAATCACTAAGACTCAATATAATCAATTAAACGAAAATCAAACAGCTGAAGAATTATTTCAAATGTTTAAAGATGAAGATTTATTAAATGATAGACGTGAATATGATGTAGAAGATTTAATGTCTGCTTATCCTGATCTTTCTCAAGAAGAAGCAGAAAAATTGGGACAAATGCTTCAAAATATTAATGAAAACTAAAATAAAGTATACGGTATAGAAAAAGATTATATTAAACTTATATAAAATAAACATACAGACCGATTCATAACCGGTCGCTTTAACAAACAAAACATGACAGTTGTGGCGTCACCTATAAAAGGAGACGCCACCTTTATTTGGCTCTTTAAATAAAATTTACTAAATTTATATTATATGAATAAGAAAATCGTAATTGTAGGAGCTGGTGTAGCCGGCATAAATGCAGCCACTAAGTTAGTAGACAATGAATACCCAGGTGAGTTGATAACAATAATTGATAAGGGAAACGATCCTCATAACCGTTTACCTGAAGAGGTAATGACAGGTATGCTAGGTGCTGGAGGATGGAGTGATGGCAAGTTAGTAGTATCAACTGTTCAGGGTGGGCAATTAGCTAAATATTGTGGTGAGGATAAAGCCATGTCATTAATGGAAGAGGTAGTAGAAAATTTTAGACGCTTTCATCCTAAACCAGAAGATATTTCATGTTCTGATCCTAAAATAAAACCTGACTTCATTAAACCATATTTTGACTTACGCATGTCATTGGTATGGCATATTGGTTCAAATTACCTACATGAGATTGCTAAAAATTGGTATCAGTATTTAGTTGATAAGGGTGTGAACTTTGAATGGAATACTGAGGTATTTAGTCTTGATTTTCAAAGTAATTTAATTTATTATATACAATCAGAAAATATAAATACAATATTTGCTGATAAAATTATATTCGCAGTAGGTAAATCAGGTATTGACTTTGCTCAAGCATTATCAAATGAATACAAACTACCAACTGAAGCCAAGTCGGTCCAAATAGGAGTTCGTTTTGAAGCACCACAAAAATACTTCCAAAAATTAATTGATGTGTCATACGATTTTAAGTTGTATCAATCTAAAAATAATGTGTCTATTCGTTCATTTTGTACTAACAATAACGCAGCATATGTAGCGGTAGAAGAAACATATGGTAACATCAGTTACAACGGCCATGCAAAAAAAGGAGAACAATTCCAAAACGATATGACCAATTTTGGTATATTGATGGAAATTAAGGGTATTGAAGATCCATTTAAGTGGTCACGTGATGTAGTACAAAAATTACAAGTAGAAGGCACTGGTTTATATTACTCACCAGGTAATACACGCCAACCAGGATTAACATCTGAGGGAACAACAGTATCTGCTACTCCAATCAGTTGGTTAGCATTATTAGGGGTTAGGGATGCTATGGATCCATATTTTGAGTATATCGTTGATTTTATTTCAGATATGAATAAAATATTTGAATTTGGTGATGATTATGGAATTTATATACCGGAGGTAAAGTATCTTTCACCAGAACCTCTTGTGAACTACACTAATTTAGCATTAAATGAATATCCAAATGTACACTTTGTTGGAGATGCTTTAAGCGCTCGTGGAATTACTGTTAGTGGAGCTCACGGAGTATATGTTGCCGAATATTTATTACAAAACTAACCCACCATGTATCAAGATCCAAACGAAGAATATCCAGACTTCATAGAAAACTACTGACGCAGGTTTGGCGCTCCAGGATAATATAGTTATATTTAAAATAAAACGAATTACATGCAGACAAAAAGCTTAAAACAAGCAGACGGCACAATTGTGCATTACGTTATAATTGAGGGAAAAACATTAACACACAATTATGACGGACCCGCTTTAATACCACAAGGTAATAAACGGTTAGCTGAATATTATGTGTTTGGTATTAAGAAAACCAAGGAACAGTGGGAAAACATTAAAAAGGATGGTGAGGGAGTACCATTCCATAAAACAGCGGCAGGTAAACAATCAGGAACAAGAGCATAGAATATGAGAATAGGATTAACAGGAACAGTATCGTGTGGCAAAACCACACTAGTTAAAGCATTAATGGATTTACCTGAATTTAGTGAGTATGAATTTGCTACTGAACGTAGTAAGTATTTACGCGATCAAGGTATAGCATTAAATACAGATTCAACGTTAAAAGGACAAATAGTGTTTGCGGCTGAGCGTTCTGTTGAATTGATGAAGGAAAAAATAGTAACAGACAGAACAATATATGATGTGTGTTCGTTTACAATGAGTGCTAATTCAATTGATTGGAACGTTAAAGAAAAATTTGTTGACTTAATGATGCGTATACGTAATGATTACGACGTTATATTTTATGTCTCACCTGAAGGTGTAGACATTGAAGATAATGGTGTGCGTACTACAGATAGTGAATACCGTGATAAGATAGACTATACTATTAAAGAAATGCTTAAAGAATACCCACCCAAACGTTTGGTAGAAATTAAAGGTACTACTAATGAACGTATCCAGACGATTAAAGAGACATTATTTCCATAATATTTATATTAAACCATGAACAAACATAAACATGAAGAAATCCGAATTAAAAAAAATTATCAAAGAAGAAATTAGTAAAGTTATTAGTGAGGCAAATCAATCTTACAAATTAAAAGAACTTATGCGTATTGATTCTAAAGGAGAATTAATAGATGATGAAGATGATGATGAAGAACCAACCCCAGAAGAAATAGAACATCTTAAAAAATTAGGTTTTGATATACAAATAATTAAAGATGAAGACGTTCATTGGTATTGGCAAGCCAGTAATGGGAATTTTGTAGGTGGTGCATCAGAAAATCCAAAACGTATTTTAGAATTACCAATGTGGAGTAAAGAAGCTAGAATCAATTATATTAACAGTATTCTTAGACATGATAATCTTTGGATGAAAAAAAGACCAAAAGAAAAAACAAATTATAAAGATCAAGATTTATTTGATGGAGCAAAATATTATTTTGTAAATAAAGAAGGAAATATAATAGCACTTAAAGATACCTTAGATGAACTTATGGAAGAAGTTGAAAAAAATCCTAATAAATTTATTAATAGTATGTTAAAAAATTCCTAATAAAATAATTTAACATTACTTAGACTTTTCTTAAATCTATAATTTTTATATCAAAACATAAACATGAAAAAATCAGAACTAAAGCAATACATTAAAGAAACAATCATTGACGAATTAACGATGGTTGGCCCACAAACACCATCAGATGAAGTACCAAGCATTGCTAAAAGTGAACGTACTAGTCCTAACACAGTAAAAGACGCTATAAAGCAAGCTAAACAAACACAAATGTCAGTAGGTGTGGCAGAAGGTTTGATTCAAGAAATGGCCACATTTTACAAGGTAAAAGATAAGGAAGGATTTAAGAAGGCATTACTTAAATATAAAGAACTTAAAGGCGACAAATTCGACAAAAACGCTCTTGGACAGCTATTAGTAGCTTTGAATAAAGATGGTGAAGTTAATATTAAGGATTTAGCCAAGGAAAAAAATAAAGATTCCGCAACATGGAACAACCCAACAATACGAGCGGCGTTTGAGAAAGAAGATGGTGAATTCACCGATTATTTAGAAGCGGGTAAAGGAGAAAAAAAGGAAACCAAACCATCTAAGAAAACCAAACCAGCAAAGGAAACCAAACCAGCAAAAGAAAAGGAATCCAAGAAAAGCGAACCAGAAGAAGAAGATGACGATGTTGAAGTAGAAGATAATTGGAATAAACCAGCCAAAGACGATGATGGCGAAGACGAAGAAACCATTGATAAGAAAGCACAGGCGGCCGCTAAAAAAGGTGGTAGCGTAGTAACTAAATTACAACGTGTTACTTCTCAGCTTAAAGATCTAGAGAAGGAAATGAAGGAACTAGCCAATAAATGGAAGAAAGCAGAGGGTACTGAGAAGGAAAGTTTGTTAAGTAAACTTAAAGATAAAACTAAAATTAAGAAAGAACTTGAGGGTATGCAAGATGACTTAGCCAATAATGTTAGATAATATGATTAAACTACTCGACATACTAGAGAATAAGATATTAGTTCCACGCCGCCCTCGGGAAGAACGCGCTAAGAATTACCTCATTGCTGCCCAAAAAAAAGTCCAACAATATATGAAGGATGGAGGTAAGGGCGATCTTGAGTTATTTGGTACCCCAATCACATCACTACCATCTGGCCTAAGTGTTGGAGGTTATCTTAATTTATCTGGTGTTCCAATAACATCATTACCATCTGGTTTAAGTGTTGGAGGTAGTCTTTATTTAAATAGTACTCCAATCACATCACTACCCTCTGGTCTAACAGTTGGAGGTTATCTTGATTTAAGTTATACTCCAATTACGTCACTACCATTCGGCTTAACAGTTAGAGGTGGTCTTAATTTGGGTCATACTAAAATTAAATCACTACCATCTGATCTAAATGTTGGGGATAATCTTTATTTAATTAGAACTCCACTCGCTAGATCACACACAAAAGAACAAATTAAACAAATGGTTCCTGGCGTCAAGGGCAATATTATTATGCAATATGATTAAACTACTCGACATACTAGAAAATAAGATACTAGTTCCACGTCGCCCCCGGGAAGAACGCGCTAAGAATTACCTCATTGCTACCCAAAAAAAAGTCCAACAATATGTAAAGGATGGAGGTAAGGGTGATCTTGAGTTATCTGGTACTCCAATTGCATCACTACCGCCTGGTTTAAGTGTTGAAGGTAATCTTACTTTAAGTAATACTAAAATCACATCACTTCCATCTGGCCTAAGTGTTGGAGGTGATATTTTTTTATTTGATACTCCAATCACATCATTACCACCTGATCTAAAGGTTGGAGGTGGTCTTTTTTTAAATAGTACCAAAATTAAATCACTGCCACCTAATTTAACAGTTGATGGTTATCTTGATTTATATAATACCCCAATTGCATTACTACCATCTGGTTTAACAGTTAAAGGTTATCTTAATTTAGGTCATACTAAAATTAAATCACTACCATCTGATCTAAATGTTGGGGATAATCTTTATTTATTTAATACCCCAATCATATCACTACCATCTGGTTTAACGGTTAAAGGTATTCTTGATTTAGCTGATAGCAAAATAACATCACTACCGCCTGATCTAAAGGTGGAAGGTGAACTTTATTTAACTGATACCCCACTCTCTAAATCACACAAAGTAGAACAAATCAGACAAATGGCACCCGGCGTTGAGGGGTATATTTATATATAATATGACTTTCTTTAACATAATTAACCCCGGCCTTTGTCGGGGTTTTTATATCCTTATATATATTTATAGTCACATAAGTATATGGAACAAGACATAAAACAAATAATACGAGAAGAATACATTAAGTGCTCACAAGATCCCGCCCACTTCATGAAGAAGTACTGTTACATTCAGCATCCACAAAGGGGTCGTGTAATATTTAATCTATACCCATTCCAGGGTAAAGTATTAACACTGTGGAAGGATAACCCATATTCAGTAGTACTTAAATCTAGACAATTAGGTATATCCACACTAGCCGCTGGGTACTCATTGTGGTTAATGATATTTCACAAGGATAAGAATATCCTGTGTTTATCTAAAACACAAGAAACAGCCCGTAATATGGTTACTAAGGTAAAGTTCATGTACGATAACTTACCATCGTGGTTAAATGTATCGGCGGATGAAAACAATAAACTATCTATACGGTTATCTAATGGTTCTCAGATTAAAGCAAAATCCTCAAACAGCGACGCCGCTCGTTCAGAAGCCGTATCGTTACTTATAGTAGATGAGGCCGCGTTTATAGAGAATATTGAAGAGACTTGGGCATCCGCACAACAAACTTTAGCAACAGGTGGTGGAGCCATTGTATTATCTACCCCATATGGTACTGGTAACTGGTTCCACCAGACGTGGGTTAAGGCAGAGAACGCGGAAAACGATTTTCTACCCATTAAACTTCCATGGTACGTACATCCAGAACGAGATGAAGTATGGAGAAAAAGACAAGACGAACTATTAGGAGATCCAAGATTAGCAGCACAAGAGTGCGACTGTGACTTTAGCACATCGGGTGATATTGTGTTTTATTCCGAGTGGTTAGAATTTATTTCCTCAACCACAGTACAAGATCCAGTTGAACGAAGAGGTACAGACCAAAATTATTGGATATGGGAACAACCAGATTACTCAAGAGAATATATGGTAATGGCGGATGTGGCTAGAGGCGATAGTAGAGATTTCTCCGCGTTTCATGTCATAGACATAGCTACTAACACACAGGTAGCTGAATATAAAGGACAACTGCCCCCTAAAGAATTCGGATATTTTTTAGTAGGTGTGGCCGCTGACTACAATCAAGCGCTACTTATAGTTGAGAATGCAAATATAGGTTGGGCTACATTAGATGCTATTTTAGAACGTGAATACAAAAATATATATTACTCACCTAAAACAGACGCGTTAACTGTAGAGTCGTATTTTAATAAATACGAGAACAGTGATTCGGTGACACCTGGTTTTACTATGTCACTTAGAACACGCCCGTTAGTAATAAATAAGTTTAGAGAATATGTTGGGGATAGATCCGTAACAATAAAATCTAAACGTTTGGTAGAAGAAATGAAGGTATTTATATGGCGTAACGGTCGAGCAGAAGCACAATCAGGATACAACGATGATTTAGTTATGTCATTTGGTATAGGGATGTACTTAAGAGATACGTCACTAAAATTCAGACAACAGAGTCAAGACTTAACACGAGCGGCATTAGGTGGAATTAGTAAACCATCTCCAATACAAGGAGCATATTTTGCTACCGGACGTGACAATCCATACCTTATGGATGACGGTAAAGGAGGTAAAGAAAATTTTAGTTGGATGTTAGATTAAGCTTACTTGGTTTCCTCAATATTTATACGTATATTACAACATTATGGCAGATACAAGCATATTTAAAAGATTACAACGTTTATTTTCTACAGACGTAGTAATAAGAAACGATGGTGGTAACCAAATTAAGGTTATGGACACTAATTCAGTCCAACAATCTGGTGAGTTCGCAACGAACGCATTGGTAGATAGATTTAATAGAGTTTATTCACCCAACACAACATCACTTTTTGGAGCGCAATTTAACCTGAATTACCGTTATTTAAGAACGCAAATTTACTCAGATTACGACATTATGGATACAGATGCGATAATCGCGTCTGCACTCGATATTCTCGCTGAAGAATGCACTTTAAAGAACGATATGGGCGAGGTATTGCAGATTAGAAGCAATAACGAGGACATACAAAAGACATTATATAATTTATTCTACGATATCCTAAATATTGAGTTTAATTTATTCGCATGGATTCGCCAAATGTGTAAATATGGTGATTTCTTTCTTAAATTAGAAATATCCGAAAAATTTGGTGTATATAATGTCATACCAATGTCTGCGTATCATATCGAGCGACAAGAAGGATGGGACAAAGACAACCCATTTTCTGTACGTTTCAAGTATTCAGTAGACGGATTTTATTCAGGCGGTTCAGGATACTATAGTGTGGCGGGTACAGATCCACAAAATACACCTGGTATATTCTTCGACAACTATGAAATGGCTCACTTCCGTCTATTAACGGACAATAATTATCTCCCATATGGTAGAGCATATATTGAACCAGCTCGTCGTTTATTTAAGCAATACACATTAATGGAAGATGCGATGTTGATACATCGTATATCTCGTTCTCCAGATAAACGTGTATTTTATCTTAATGTTGGTTCTATTCCACCTAATGAAGTAGAAAACTTCATGCAGAAAACTATAACCACCATGAAACGTACTCCGTTTATTGACCAAGAAACAGGCCAATACAATTTAAAGTACAACATGCAAAACTTGTTAGAAGATTTCTATATACCCGTTCGTGGTAATGACCAAGTAACTAAAATTGAGAATTTACCTGGTTTACAGTATAGTGGTATTGAGGATGTAACATACTTAAGAGATAAATTATTTGCGGCCTTAAGGGTACCTAAAGCATTTATGGGTTACGAAGCCGATTTATCAGGTAAAGCAACATTAGCTGCAGAAGATATTCGCTTTGGTCGTACTGTAGATAGAATACAACGTATTACATTATCCGAATTATATAAAATTGGTTTAGTTCACTTGTATACACAAGGGTATACGGCAGACCAATTAACAAATTTTGAACTATCGCTCACTACACCATCTATTATATACGATCAAGAACGTATAGCGTTAATGAAGGAAAAAGTTAGTTTAGCTAAGGAAATACAAGAATCTAAATTACTACCTACTGACTGGATATACGATAACATATTCCATTTATCCCAAGACCAATATGCAGAATACAGAGATATGGCATTAGAAGACGCTAAACGTGAATTTAGAATTAAACAAGTAACTGAAGAAGGTAACGATCCTAAAATAACAGGTAAATCATATGGTACACCACATGACTTAGCTTCACTATATGGTAAGGGCAGAATGGGAAGTAATCCAGAAAATATACCTAGTGGATATGACGATGATTTAAAATTGGGTCGACCAGAAGAAAAATCATCTAATATTAACACTCAAGGTAACGCGTTAGGAAGAGACAGATTAGGCCGCGCAGACATGAAGAATGATGACCAAGAAGGGTACGGTAGAACCAACTATAAAGGCGGATCACCATTAGCTCTTGAGACAGCACAATCAGTATACCAAAAAAATAAAACATTAATTGAGGGTTTAAGTAAAGTATCGTTATTTCCTAAGGAAACAGAAAGCGTTACATTATTAGATGAGAATCAATTGAAGGAGTAGTACCCATTATATATTTATAACGAAAATCCATTGGATGAACATATCCCATTCCAAATATAAGAATACAGGCATTTTATTTGAATTGCTTGTAAGACAAATCACGGCCGACAGTTTATCGGGTAGGGATTCTAAAGCCACCCCAATCTTAAAGAAATACTTCGTTAAGACAGAACTAGGTAGAGAATATAAACTATATGAAACTCTGTTAAGTAAGAAACACTTGAGTGAGGGTAAGGCTGACATTGTTATTAACACCATAATTGAATCTTCTAAACAACTGAATAGAGGAGCACTTAAGAGACAAAAGTACAATCTTATTAAGGAAATATCTAACCACTACAGTTTAGATAGTTTCTTTAAGACTAAACTACCTAACTATAAGGCTCAAGCTGCTCTATACACGTTGATAGAGATATACAATAATGATGGTTTATCTAATCCGGACCAAATTATCTCAAACAAGATAGTATTACTCGAGACATTAACTAATAAGTCAATTAATGAGAAGCAAGTTAAAGATAATTTACTAGAAGAATTTAAGTCATATGACCAAGATCTTCGTATATTAACATATAGAGTATTACTAGAAAAATTTAATGGTAAGTACGTTAATTTAAATACAAACCAGAAAACTGTACTTAAAGAATTCATCAATTCAGTAGATTCAGCACCAACATTACGTCAATTCTACAATACTAAAATTAACGAAATAAAACAATCGTTAAGTACATTAAATAAGAAAGTAGACGACAAGGCTGTTAAAATTAAGATAAATGAAGTATCTAACCTGTTAGTAGAATTAGGTAAGACAGATAATGTCAACAACGACGATTTAGTTAATTTGTTACAATATTACGAATTGTTAGAAGAACTTACCACCATACATGGACAAAAATAGCAAAATAGTAAATAATGTAGCCCGCAAACTTAAAGAAATGAGTGCTGTAGGTTCAGGTGGAGCAAGTTTCTCAACAGGAAACGGCCCACAATATGCTACTCCATTTGCATTTAATCCAGACAAGAAAGCAAAAGGCGCCCAAAGTGCGAAATACGCTTACAAGTTAGGATATAAGTTAGCACCAAACCAACCATTAGACGAAACTAATCCAGGAGCATCGTTAGGTAAAGGTCCTAAAGCCGGACCATCAGGCGTAACAAATAACATGTATGTAAAAAAATTTGGATATAAACCAGTTAACGCTAAAAAGTTAGCTAAAAATGCCAAATGGGTAGACACAAAATATTTATGGGGAGAAGATAATATGTTATCAGAAGATACTAATGTAGAAGAATATGCTGATACATTAGGTGTTGAGAGCCCCGAACTAAAAAAATTCATAATAGGTCGTGTACTTGGATTTGACAAACTGGAAAACAAACTAAACGAATTATTACCATTGTTGCAGAAGGCAAAACAAAAGACAATGGACTCATACAAACAAAATCCAAATTTCTCTGTGATATATGGTACAGACATAGCCGCAGATTATTTGGACGACTTAATAGAAATGTTTAAAGACTAAAAAAAATAAAATGGCAAACATACCCGTAAATTTTGGTGGTGTAATATTAACCGCAACACAATCAACAACAGGTTCATTCGCTGGAATACAGAGTTTAGGATCTGGTTCAATGAATGGAAGTACAAATATAACTGGCTCAACAGTAACATTTAAATATGGAGCGGCTTTGTCTGCTACTAACACAGTTATTGAGTCAGGGGCTACTACAATAACAATTCCAGCTGGAACTATGATTCCGCTGTTTATAACATCATGCAGTTTAGCTGCAGGTAGCGCACCAGTAATTTTATACACATAATAAAATAAATATACAATGACTTTACAAGACCAATACATACAAATACAAGAAGGCAGCGGTAATAAGTCCCACTTCTTAAAACAAGCTCGTTACTTATTCCCTGAATATGTTAACCACTATAACTCATTTACTGAGACTGTTAAGATACTAAAGGGTAAAAATATACTCACGGAAAACAGAGCAGGTTTAGGCATGGTATCTACACCAAGTAACCACCTTAATAACTGGGTAAGTATATTCCAAGAATCAGTTAAAGCTGAAGAAAAGAAAGTATCTAAGGAAGTAATTGATGACCAGTCTCATGCATTTGACAATAAAGATGTTAAGAACATTGACAACTTATACGGTCAAACATTCTTGAACGGCTTTTACACTGAAATGCAAGATTCTAAAAACAAAGGCAAAAGTGTAGACGAACTTAAACAAATTGTAGCCAAGAACTTAGGTAAAGATTGGAACTATTACGCTAAAAATGCTCAATTTGGTATTAAGGGGATAGGATATACTAAAGAAGCTCCGGGCTTAGGCGAACCTAAACCACCAAAAGGAAAATATAAGGCATCAGGATATGGTGATTTACCTAAAAAGAAAGATTAATGAAACAAGTACTCATAGAGACCATACCGTTTAAAGTATCTCCAAAACAACTTCATGAAGGTGTTAAGGCACCATCCGGTAATCCATTAGTTGAAGGTATATTAGCCACAGCCGAGGTGAAAAACGGTAATGGTAGATACTACTCTAAAGATTTATGGGAACGTGAAATAGATAAATACATGTCTTGTGTTAAGGAAAATAGAGCAACAGGTGAATTAGATCACCCGGACTCAACAATTATTTCTTTAAAAAATGTATCCCACATTATAAGAGAATTATGGTGGGATGGAGATAAAGTAATGGGTAAATTAGAAATATTACCTACAGTATCTGGTAATATCTTAAAAGCACTCATAGAAAATAATGTCATGGTAGGTGTTTCATCTCGTGGGATGGGTAGTTTAAAAGAAATGAACGAAGGTACATTAGAAGTGCAAGACGACTTCGAATTACTATGTTGGGACTTCGTCTCAACCCCATCTAATCCAGGTTCATATATGAATGTAATTAGAGAAGGAAAAGAATACCAAGAATACAAGTACACTAAAATAAATACTCTCTTATCTGAGATATTATGTGCAAACGGTACTTGTCCAATAATATAATATATTTATAAAAAACAAAATATAAAAATGGCAAAACAAATATTAAACGAAGAATTCCGCAGAATGCAGTTATTAGCGGGAGTAATCACTGAAGGTGAATATAAAGAACCTACAACAATATCTCCAGAAATGGTAGTTAAATCTGTTTCAAAATTAGAAGATAAAATTGAAAATGATCCTAAAATTAATGCTTTCGCAGCAAGTATAGCTAATGATCCAAAGAAAAAACAAGAACTACTTGATATATCAAAAAAATTAGGAATTAATCCTCTTACATTAAACGAAAATGCAGAAGATCTTCCTAAAAAATTAGCTCTTATGTTTGCTAAAAAAGCAGAAAATGAAATAAATGAAATTTCTGGGAGTGAAGATGTTACTACAGCAGCAGTTTTAAGTTTTGCTGGAATATTTGGAGGCCCTATTGCAGCATATCTTTTAGCTCAAAAATTTGAAATGTTTACACATCAATATGTTAATATGTGGGGGAAAACTCTTACTGTCCCTGAAATGTGGGTCCCGGCAGCTGGAATGGCCGCAGGTGCTATTGGTGGATTTATTTTAGGATATATCCTTCAAAAAGTATTTAGTAATTAATATATCTAAAAAATATAAAATGGCAAAACAAATACTAAACGAAGAATTCCGCAGAATGCAACTATTGGCTGGAGTAATTACTGAAGGTGAATATAAAAAAGAATTAAAAGAAAATTTCTTATTAGAAGAAATTAATGATGATAAAATAGAAAAAGCAGTAGCCGCTGCATTAGGTATACAACCAGACCAAGTAGCAGATAAACAACCTACAGACCAAGAAAAACAACCAGTAGATGAATCCATTGCATTAACCGCAATTACAATTGCTGGATTAATACCTGTAGCTTTAAATTTAGTAGGTGATGTTGCAAACAAAGTAAAAGAACTAGTAGGTTTATCTCAAGATGAACAAAAAGAGTTAGCAAAATTAAATGAATTAATAGCCGGAAAGAAAAAATATATTAAAAGTTTAGATGGTAAAAATGACCCTAGAGAAGAAAAAGAACGAGCTGAATTAGAAAAACTTGAAAAAGAAAAAGACGAAAAGTTTGGTACTAAACTTGGAAACCTAGCTAAGAAAGGGGGAGAGAGTCTACATCATTTATATACGTTGCCTATTAGAAAAATGTTACAAATGGTAGCTTGGACACAATCAAAATTTGGTAAAAAAGATGGAAAACTTCAACAAGAAGCATATAGAGAAAAATTAGCTAATATAATATATGCTGTTGCAATGTTGACAGCTGCAGGTTTTGGTGCGGCCGCACATTTAAAACACCTAGTAGGAGTAGGTCCAATAATTGGAACATTAGTAGACGGAGTTAAAGCAGGTAAAAGCGTAGCTGAAATTGTACAAGGAGTATTAAGACTTATTTAATTAATACATTTATAAAAATATAACCCCTCTTGGGATAATCTCCCTTGATCAACCCTCCCTTAAAAGGAGGGTTTCTTTTTTGCGTTTTTACCCCCTCCCATATATGTATATTAGAATATGCAATTTCCCTATATTGCATCGCATATATAAATTCTATTACGCTTCCCAAACATTAATAAGCGTACTTCCAACAAAAAAATTGAGGAAAAAATTATGGCAAACAGAGACATTCTAAAAGAAGCCATTGCTGATGCTAAAGCTGTAAAAGAAACAGCCATCGCCAATGCAAAGATCGCTCTTGAAGAAACATTCGCACCGTATCTTAGAGAAAAATTAGCCGCTAAACTGGCTGAAATGGATACAAGTGATGATGGAGAAGAAGAGATGGAAACAGAAGAAGTATACGAAGCTGAAGAAGCGGAATATATGGACGAAGAGGTTATGGACGAAACAAAAAAGGACGAGTTCGACTTAGATGAACTTTTAAGAGAACTTGACGACATGGACGAAGTTATTAACGACCCTAGAGGCCAAGGCTCTCACGGTAATGTAGCTCCAAGTTCAGAATCTGATACCGACCTAATGGAAGGTAAAGAAGAAGAAGAATTTGACATCGAAGACATGTCTGAAGGTGATTTGAAAGATTTCATTGAAGGCGTTATCGCAGACATGGTTAAAGACGGCGAATTAGAAGCAGGTCATGAAGGCATGGAAGACGAAGACGAAGACGAAGAAGAAGAAGTTGACTTAAATGAGTTAATGGACGATTTGAGTGAGAAAAAATCGAAAGACTTAAAATCAGATGCTTATTATGAGAAGCATGACACTGGTAACAAGGCAAGTAAATTTAAAAGAGGTTTAGCTAAATTCAAAGATTCATCTAGCGATGCTTACTATGAGAAGCATGAAAAAATGAAAGAAGAATTAGAAGAAGCTTACTCTACAATCGCTAAAATTAAGTCTGAAATTAACGAAGTTAACTTGTTAAATTCTAAACTTTTGTACGCAAACAAAGTCTTCAAATCTAAGAACTTAACTGAGTCCCAAAAGGTTAAAGTATTAGCAGCATTTGACAAGGCTGCAAGTAAAAAAGAAGCCCAACTCGTTTATGAGACAGTAATGGAAAATTTAGGCACATTAAATACACCTAAGCGCCCAGTAACTGAATCAATAAGAGGAATGGCGTCTAGAGTTATATCGGGTGCGTCAAACACCAAACAACCAATTATCGAAGTTAATTCCGCGTTTGAAAGAATGCAAAAATTAGCCGGTATCCGAAAGTAAACAATAATTTAAAACAAACATTTAAAACAAACATTTAAAACAATGAGTCAGATTCAATCATTACTCGAATCCGCAAACCCATATAAATCACTTCAGAGTGATGCGGCGAGACTATCTAAAAAATGGGTAAAAACCGGTCTATTAGAAGGCCTAGGTGAGACAGACAAAAATAACATGTCTCTTATGCTTGAGAACCAAGCAAAACAATTAGTAACAGAAACATCTAACGTAGGTGGTGGTTCAGGTTTCGGTTCATTTTCAACTGGCAACGGTTCAGAATGGGCTGGTATAGCTTTACCATTAGTACGTAAGGTATTTGGTCAAATAGCTGCTAAAGAATTCGTTTCTGTACAGCCTATGAACTTGCCTTCAGGTCTGGTATTCTTCCTTGATTTCCAATACGGTACTTCAAAGAATCCATTCTCTGCTAATCAATCACTTTATGGTGGTACAAGTACTTCTGCTTCTCAATATCCTTTCTCTACAAATACGTCAGATGGTGGTCTTTACGGAGCTGGTCGTTTTACGTACTCTACCAATCAGTTTAGTGCTTCTATCAATATTACTGGTTCAACAAGTGGTGGTACTTTACCTACAGTATTATCAGGTACTGGTTCAGTAGTTACTGCATCTTGGGCTGAATTAAACTATGATAGTGCATATTCTGCTTCTGTAATAGCCAATGGTATTTACAAAATGACAGTTGCTACTGCTTCAGCATTAACTGGATTTGATCCTGATGCTGTTCGTGGATTTGTAGCATCTGCTACGGGATTAACTATAGCTAACCAGTTAACCCAATTTACTACTTATAACTATACCGCTGGTACAATTTCATTCTTCTATACTGGTGCTTCAAATTTAGTAGCATTCACTGGTGGTCCTGCTGTAGTTTACTACAATAAAGCAACATCTCTTGGTGGTAATGCTCGTGATACTGGTAACTATAACATGGGTGATTTTGAAGATGGTAATACTTACGCTACAACTAATAACTCGTTAAGTAGTGGAACAACACCGAACAATATCGTTCTTCCTGAGATCAATATTCAAATGCAATCTCAAGCTATCACTGCTAAAACTAAAAAGTTGAAAGCTGTATGGACACCTGAATTTGCACAAGACTTGAATGCTTATCAGAACATCGATGCTGAGGCTGAATTAACTAACATGTTGAGTGAGTACATTTCAATGGAAATTGATTTGGAAATCTTGGATATGTTGATTGAAGATGCTGCGACTACTGATTACTGGTCAGCAATTAATAATACTACTGCTACAGCTACATCTGCTCCAGCAGCAGCCGCTGGTACTGGTGGTTTCTACAACACCCAAGGTCAATGGTTCCAAACTTTAGGTACTAAAGTACAGAAATTAAGCAACAAAATCCACCAGTTAACTCTTCGTGGAGGTGCAAATTTCATGGTAATTAGTCCTACAGT